AATGATCAATAGGCTTAAAAATCCAAAAAGCAGGTCTGTCCTTAGAATGACTTACATTACTAAGACCTACATTGAGGATATTTGCGACAATTTGAGAATTAGTAAGGCAACTTATTACAGATTACGCAAACAGGCTGAGTCTGAACTAGAGGAGACTATCATAGACAAAGTGAACTAAAGTGAGTGCGCATGAAGTCTAAAATCTGTTAAAATGGTAGTATCAAGAATTAAAGCAAAGGCACCTTAGGCAATAGCCTAGAAAAGCTTCTGAAAAACTGCTGGCTTGGGTTACCAGTGGCGATAGAGTAGGATGTTTTAATATCGCAAAAAAGACTACAAAAAATAAAAAAGGAAAACTTTCAAATTGATTACTAATTAACACGCAAGTCTGTAGTCTGCTTGCACTGAGTCACTCTTTGAGTGGCTTTTTTGATTTACAAAACGGACAAATAGGAGGTAATAGGTTGGGCAGAGCACGAGACCCAAACCGAGATAAAGCTTTTGAGATTTATAAGCAGAATAACGGAAACATCACTAACCGCAAGCTTGGTGAAATGTTGGGCGTGCCTGAAAAAACTATCTCAGTTTGGAAGTTAAGAGACAAATGGAGCGAATGTAGTACTACAAAAAACAAAAGTAGTACTACCAAACGAACACGGGGAGCGCCGAAAGGCAACAAGAACAGCAAAGGCGGAAGTATAGGCAATCAAAACGCCCTCAAACATGGACTGTTTGCTAAGTATCTACCTCAAGAGGTATATGAGATAGCGCAAGAGCTTTCAGAAAAACAGCCTATAGACATCCTTTGGGAAAATATCACGCTGACCTATGCTAATCTTTTGCATGCTCAGCGTATTCTTTACGTTCAGGACGTTGATGATACTACTACCATGCTGATTGCCAGCACAGCTAAAGGCAGTGAAAATTATGAGGTTCACACGGCATGGGATAAGCAAGGCAAGGCCTTAGCTGCAATGGCAAGAGCACAGTCAGAGCTTAAGAGCATGATTAAGACCTATGACGAGCTCACACGCTCCCCTCTTGTTACTGAGGAGCAACGCTTGAGGATTGATAATCTCAAGGCTCAACTAGACTCTAATGATGAAGATGACACAGTCATTACTGGATTTACATTTGATAGGAGTGAGTATAATGGCAATACTGAACCTAGCGAAACTGATTAACCCAGTATTTGACGAAGTCCTCTATACACCCAAGAGTCATATAGTGCTCAAGGGTGGCCGTGCCTCTACCAAGTCCTCTGTTGTATCCATTGACCTTGTAAATGACTTTATCAATGATCCTATGGGGAATGTGGTAGTCTTGCGAAAAGTAGGTAAATACCTGAGAATGTCGGTGTATGAGCAGATAAGATGGGCCATTTATGAGATGGGGCTAGCTAATCAGTTCAAGTTTGGGAAATCTCCCTTACAGATTACACATAAGAAGACAGGCACAGCCTTTTATTTCTACGGCGTAGACGATCCAATGAAACTCAAATCCCAGAAGATAGCCAAAGGCTATGTAATGGCTGTATGGTTTGAGGAATTGGCTGAGTTCGCAGGCCGTGAGGATATTGACATAGTTGAGGATACTTTCATCCGTCAAGAGTTGCCAAACGGCAAAGAGGTCAAAGTCTATTTCACATACAACCCTCCAAGAAATCCCTATGACTGGATAAATGAGTGGGTGGCAGAGAAAGCTAGTGACCCAACTTACATGATACATCACAGCACCTACCTTGATGACAAGCTAGGTTTTTTGTCTAAGCAAATGAAAGATAAGATAGAACGCTACAAGGAGACGGACCCTGACTACTATCGTTGGATGTATTTGGGTGAGGTAATCGGTTTAGGTAATCATGTTTATAACATGAGCTATTTTAAGCCACTAGAAAGCCTCCCTGATGATGACAAAGTGATAGGTATATCATTTGCCCTAGACACAGGACACCAGCAATCAGCGACAGCCTGTGGGGCTTACGGGCTAACTGCTAAAGGTAATGTTATCTTGCTTGATACGTTTTACTATAGTCCAGCTGGTAAGACCATCAAAAAGGCGCCTAGTGAGCTCTCTGTGATGATACATGACTTTATAGACAAGGTCATGAAGACTTACAGAGTACCTAAATTAAAAATGACTATTGATAGTGCGGAGGGAGCTTTGAGAAACCAATATTTCAAAGACTATGGTGAGCGCTGGCACCCTGTGGCTAAGAAGAAAAACCAGACCATGATAGACATGGTTATTAGCTTACTAGCTGAGGGGCGTTTCTACTACCTTGATACAGAAAATAACAAGGTATTCATAGAGGAGCATAAGATGTACCGCTATGATGACAAGTCACTTAATACTGATGATCCAAAAGTCATCAAGGAAGATGACCACACGGTGGACGAGTTCAAGTATTTTGTCCTAGACAACGCTAGAGAGCTAAGACTAAAAGCCTAAAGGAGCTAACAATGGGAATAGTACAGACTATCAAGAATTTTTTCACAAGGAGCAAGTATGTGATGACGACACAGAACTTAACGAATATCACTGATCACCCTAAAATAGCAGTGTCATCCGCAGAGTATGACCGCATTAGGGAAAATCTCAAGTATTATGCAGGACATTATCCACAGATTGACTACATTGACAGCAATAACACGCCTCAAAAACGAGCTTTCAACCATCTGCCTATTGGACGTACAGCAGCCAAGAAGATTGCAAGCCTAGTGTTTAATGAACAGGCTGAAATCAAGCTAGATGACAAAGACGCTAATAAATTCATTCAGAAACAGCTACAAGATGACAGATTTGTCAAGAACTTTGAGCGTTACTTAGAGAGTGGTTTGGCGCTGGGGGGCTTGGCTATGAGGCCATACGTCGATAGAGACAAGGTAAGAGTCTCTTTCATTCAAGCGCCTGTCTTTTTGCCTCTGCAAAACAACACACAGGATGTTTCTAGCGCTGCTATTATCACTAAGACAATCAAGTCAGAGGGTAACAAGCAGAAGTTTTACACGCTGATTGAACTGCACGAATGGGGCAAGGATGACAAGTACACGGTCACTAACGAGCTCTACAAGTCTGATAATAAGAACATTGTAGGCGTTAGGGTACCTCTGTCAGACCTCTATGAGGATCTTGAGGAAGTGGTAGACCTGAACGGCTTGAGTCGTCCTCTCTTTACTTACTTGAAGACCCCAGGGATGAATAACAAAGATATTAACTCAGCCCTTGGCTTGTCTATTTTTGATAATGCCAAGACTACAATGGACTTTCTTAATACGACCTATGACGAGTTTATGTGGGAGATTAAGATGGGCCAGCGCAGAGTGGCCGTCCCTAGTCAGATGATTAAAGTTGAGTACAATCAGGAGGGCGAGAATGTCACAGTCAAGCGTGAGTTTGAGGCTGGGCGTAATGTCTATGAACAGATTGACTCAGGAGATATGGACAAGGGTGTAGGCATTACAGACCTTACAACGCCTATCCGCTCAGATGACTATATCAAGGCTATCAATAAGACCCTGGCGATTTTTGAAATGCAGATAGGAGTGTCTTCTGGTACCTTTACCTTTGATGGTAAGAGCTTGAAAACAGCTACTGAGGTTGTATCAGAGAACTCAGACACTTATCAGATGAGAAACAGTATTGTCAGTTTAGTAGAGCAGTCACTGAAAGAGCTCATTATCTCAATGTTAGAGCTAGGCAAGGCTTACGGTCTTTATAAGGGGAATATCCCTGAAATGGATAAAATCAGCATTAACCTTGATGATGGAGTCTTTACAGACCGAAATGCTGAGCTGGACTACTGGGTTAAGGTTGTAAATGCTGGTTTTGCTACGGATGTCATGGCCATTGAAAAGGTGCTCAATGTTACGCCTGAAAAAGCTAGACAAATCAAAGCTGAAATCAGTGGCAATGCTATCAGCGAGGCTAACGACGGCAGGAGTGATGAAGATGTTGAAATTTATGGTAATTGATAGGCTGAGGCGTTTATTTGGAATAAAAAGCCCAAGCAAGCTAATAACTGAGGGACTTGTAAGAGCTTATGAAAGAGAAGAAACCAATCAAACTAAATGATGAGCAGTTAATGCTTGACGCTAGTCAGGTTGCAGACATCTATCATCAGCTAACTCTTGAACTCTTTGACCAGGTTATAGACCGTATCAAAGAGCGTGGCTCTGCTAGTCTTGATGATAACCCTTATATCTGGCAGTTGGAGAAAATGAATGAGATGGGCCTACTCAATGAGGACAATGTCAAGCTCATTTCTGATCGCTCAGGGATTGCTGAGGAGCAACTTAGGCACGTTATCCAAAATGAGGGCTATAAAATCTACAAAGACACCAAACAACAGCTTTTAGAGGCTACTGGTGGAGGTGGTTTTGCTGGCAACTCTATCATTCAGACCAATCTAGCTGCTTATGTCAATCAGGCTATGGGAGCTATAGACAACCTTATCAATACCACACTGCCAATGAGTGTGAGAAAGGTATATCAGTCCATAGTCCAGGAGAGCGTGGCCAAGGTTGTCACAGGCCTCACTACCTCAGACAAGGCTATCTCTGATACAGTCATGAAATGGGCTAAAAAAGGCTTTTACGGCTTTACGGATAGCCAAGGAAAACATTGGAAAGCTGACACATACGCTAGGCAAGTCATCAAATCGACGGCTTGGCGTGTCTATCGTGAGGTCAGAATGGCTCCAGCTGAGGAGTTGGGTATAGATACCTTTTACTATCACAAAAAGGCTACAGCTAGAGAGATGTGTGCTCCTTTGCAGCACCAGATAGTCACTACAGGGGTTGCTAGAACGGAAAAAGGGGAGCGTATTTTAGCATTATCGGACTATGGTTATGGCTACGCTTGGGGCTGTCAGGGTATTAACTGTACTCATGAGATGACGCCATACATCCCAGGGGCTAACTACAAGCCTGATTTGCCTGACGAGTTAAGAGACTTGACACCTGAGCAGGCTATAGAAAATGCAAACGTACAGGCCAAACAGAGAGCTATAGAGAGGTCCATCAGACAGTCTAAGGAATTTCTACACATTGCAGAAAAACTAGGAGACAGCGAGCTGATAGATAAGTATAAGAGCAAGGTCAGGATCCAACAGGGAGCCATGCGAGACTATCTCAAACAGCACCCATTTCTACACCGTGATTATGCTAGAGAAAAATACTATGCTGACCCTTATACCAAAGCTAAGAAAGAGGTTAAGGTCAGAAAAGAACTTGAAAAGCTGGAAAAACACAGAGCAGAACAAAAAGAAATGCGTGAGAAGTTTAATTCAGCTGTTAAAAGTGGTATAATTAAGACGGAAATCAATAACGAGCATTTTGAAAACCACATTAGAGGCACTAAGGGATATGAGAAATATCTCCAGAAGAACTTAGAAAAAGGAGCACCTCCACCAAGCTATCTGACAATCACTAAAGAAGAATGTCAGGCACTAGTTGATAGGTATGCTGGAACAGGACAGTTCAAGTATGATCCAAAATCAACCAAAATGCAGGAAATCATCTCACAAAATAAACCTATAGGAACCTATATAGATCCTAGAACTGGTGAAGTCGTTGAGAATACTACTGATTTTCGTATCCATTACAGTAAAACAGGCTCACATATTGTGCCAACTATCAAAGGGAAAGGAGACCGTAAATGAGTAAACAACTTTGGAACTACCTACGCTCAAGGGTACAGGTAGTAAATAGTGACGGTGAAGTCATCAAAGGGCTTGTCACAGATTTTATTGACGAAATGGACAATGATGAGCAAGATGAAATCACTATCCTCATTGACAATCCTAGCCCTGATGAACCGACTGAGATTTCTCTCTTTGAGAGTCAGATTATTTCAATTAAAGCAATCTCATAGCGCTTAGAACAATCTAGGCGCTTTTTTCATGCAATAAATTGCTATAAACCACTATAAACCGTATGGATTTCCATTCGGTTTTTCTTTTGCCCTGGAGCATGGCGTAAAACTGTCTTAATTTGTCCATGTGACGTAAAAAAGGAGGAGTTAAGACATGAGTCTTAAACGTGAAATGTTAGTTGAGGCAGGCATTGAGGACAAGGCTGTCATTGACAATATTATGCAAGCGTACGGTGCAGGTATTGAAAATGCCAAGTCACAAGCCAAGTCGGAACTGCAAGCCGAAAACGACACATTAAAACAACAGCTTGAGCAACAAACCCAAGCTATCAATGATCTACAGGCCAAAGAGGGAGCTAGCGCCGAAAGCAAACAACAGCTTGAAGAACTAAAAGCCCAATTTGCCCAGTACAAGCTGGATAGTGAGGCAAATCTTGCTCAGGTAACTAAAACAAACGCTGTAGCCCTTGCTTTGAAAGACGTAGGAGCTTACAACTCAGAGGATTTGATGAAATTCATTGACCTAGACAAAATCGAGCTAGGGGAAGATGGAAAACCTCAATTAGAGGACACAATCAACTCACTCAAAGAGTCAAGCCCTTACCTATTCCAAGCTGAGGACAAGCAGCCTAACCCTAATATCTCTGTGCACGGAAATCCACCAGCAGAAACTGGATACGATCATCTAAGCGCAGAGGAAAAAGCCCTATTTGCAGGCTTTGATAGCGTATAAAACCAAAAATAAAGAAAAGAGGAATATTACACATGGCAGTAAATTACGCAGCTAAATTTGATGAAAAAGTAGATGAGCGCTTTGCTAAAGAGGCCCTGTCTAATGGTATTGTTAACCAAGATTTTGATTTCATTGGGGTTGACACCGTCAAGGTCTACTCTATCCCTACATCAGGAATGAATGACTACAAGACAACTGGGCAAAATCGCTACGGTGACGCTGAGGAACTTGGAAATACAGTTCAAACTATGACAATGAAGAAAGATCGCTCTTTCACATTCACGATTGACAAGAAATCTGAACAGGATACAAATGGTGTCATGGAGGCTGGAAAAGCCCTTGCACGTCAGTTGTCAGAAGTCGTCATCCCAGAAGTAGACACTTACCGTTTTGCAGCAATCGTAGCTGGTGCAGATACAGATCATATCGCTACTGGTTCAGTAACTAAGACAAATGCCTACGAGCTTGTACTTGATGGTCAGGTTAAACTAACTGACGCCTTCGTCCCAACAGCTGGACGCATCTTGCATGTATCTCCTAAATTCTACAAACTCATCAAACTTGACCCAACTTTTGTGAAAAACTCTGACCTTGGCCAAGAGATCACTATCAAGGGTCAAGTAGGTATGATTGACGGCTTGCCAGTAGTTTTGACACCTACATCACGCTTGCCTCAAAATGTAGAGTTTATTATCGCTCACCCTGTAGCTACTCCATCTCCTGTTAAGTTGGAAGACTACAAGATTCACGATAACCCACCAGGAATTAACGGCAAGCTCGTTGAGGGGCGTATCCGTTACGACGCTTTTGTTCTTGACAACAAGAAGAAAGCTATCTACGTTCACAAATCAGCTTAGTGAAAGGGGATAAAAATGAACGATTCTAACATTGAAGAGACTCTGGTTGTATCTAAAGAAATTGAAGGAGAGCCAGAAGTAAAATATCCAAAAACATTGAAAAAAGATGGAGTAACTTTTACTCTATCTGACCCGATTATGATTTCAGCCTTTGAAAATCAAGGATACGAAGTGGAGGAATAAAATAAATGGCTAAATTTAAAGCTAAAACAAACTTTTTTATGGCAAAAACAGGGCAGCAGTTTGATGCAAATAATGCGTATGAAATGACAGCTGCTGAAGCGGATGAAATTAATAGACAGACACTTGCGGAGTATGGAGACAAATGGCTAGAAGAAAT